TGCGTTAAATACCTTCATTATTTAAAGTTTTTATATGGAGACTTCTTAAATTTCTTACTGTGCACACCTCTATAACCCCGTCCAATATTTTTGAAAGGGTTATATTTTAATTTATACAAATTTCGGGACTTTTCCAAGTTTGTATCATCCGTTTCCACTCTTTTTACATACCCTCTATTTGACTGTTGAACCTTAGCAAAAGCAATTAAAGCAGCAAATGCAACCAATCTGTCTACGTTCAAACCTGGATGATACGCCACCATTTCTTTTAATAACATAATATCAGGTATTCTCTCTACACCCAATGTAATACTTGTTACCTCACCATCTTCATCTGTCTCCTCATCTATCTGTTCTCTGATAAACTCAATAGCATATGAAATTAGATGACTCTTAAAAAGACTACCTGTATTCTTCCAACCATACTCTTGATATACTGTACTGTTTGAACCAAGATCTTTTAGAAATAGTATCTGTTGTTTAGGAACAAGATACTTTTGTTTCTTTCTTGCAATCATATGCTGGATAAAAAGAGAAATATTATTCTCTACAATTGTCCAGGCCTTGTACCATTCAATAATTAACTCAAGCTGTTTATGTGTTTTATTGATATCATCATATCTTCCACACCAAGCTGCTACAATTTTATCCTTTTCAATGAAGTGCTCTACCTTGCCAGAAGTCTCCCTGGTCACTTCTACGGGATTTTTGTACACATAGATACTACATAATGAATCTGAGGTTGTAGTTTTACCTTCAGATATAGGATCAATAGATGCATAATATGTTCCAAAGGCCGGATCATCTACTGGTCTCTCCCACACTATAAGAGATCCAGTTTTATCAATTGCTTTCTTGGAAACAGGAAAATCAGAGATTGGAAGCTTCTTGCTTTTGCTGGCTATTATACCTTTCTCATCCTGTTCTAATTTTATAAACTCATAAGGATATGTTTTCTCTTCAACTCTTCTTATTTGATGAGACAATACACTTGGTGGAAATACAGAAGCCCTTCTAAATGCAAAGGCCTCTTCAATATTAGTGGGCCTCTGAGAAATCCTAAGCTGATACTGTTCTGGTGTTAAGTCCCTTTTCCACCGTTCTCTCTCTTTTTGTATAGCCTTTAAGGATAGTTCAATTTTGGAATTACCATACTTATCAATGTGAGGTAGCATGGACCATTGTTCTGGAATGAATAATCCTGCTAATCCCACTGTACCTTTATCATCTATAAGGTCTGTCTCTACTGCATATATATCATTGACTTCGGGTGACATTATCATATACTTTAATGGTTCACACTGATCAAGATCACCAACAGAACCAGCAGCTATAAACATTCCTGTAGTTAACATACCTGAAGACATAGATGGCCGTAGATACTCATAAGTATATCCCATCTTAGGAGCTATACCCGCTTCTTCGTGGAAAAAGTACGTACATGGGCCACCTACACCAGTTGTTGCATTCTTTTCAAAGGATGTACCCTGAATTTTTGACTTTAAACCTCGTGAAGTCTTTCTATTATTGATCTTTACCTCAATCTGCTGTTGCCATAAGAGAACTTTCTCTGGATTACAGGGTCTGTACCATGCAGTATGTTCATTGAGAAAGGATTTATACTCATCCAGGAACTTCCAGGAACCCTTATCATTAATATAGTCTTTAAGTGATGCTCCTATTTTAAGAATAGCCCCTTCCTCAAACCAATATTGATTAATTAGCTTAGCCATATGGAAATAAGAGACGGCAATCTGCCTTTTCTTAAGAATGGCTGTATGTTTTTCATGTAATTCTGCCAGTATCTCATAGAGAGCCATGTGATACTGTGCATCTCTAATTTTAGCAAAACCGTATTTCCTCTCTTCCTTGTCAAAAATTGGAAGGAAGTTCAACCACATATAGTAATCTCTAGTGAGATACCATGTACCCTTTTTACTGCGGAATATTGCGCCCTTTCTGCACTTCTCTTTTTCAAAATCCCAATAGGACGTGTAGTCCTTAGACCTAAAAGGACTGTTACAATAGTAACTATTCTCATTAAAGAAGGTTGCCTGTTCATTAAACTGAAACGAAGTCTTATCAAACTTGTATTTTCCAGGCTCTTTAAATAGGGATAGTATAAACTTTTTATACTCTCCTACTGTTTCAAAATCAGTAGTTATCCATTTTTTATTTTCGTATGTGGGAACCTTAATGTACATTAAAGTTGATCATAAGCTAAACCCTGTCCTCCACGAACAGTACTCTCTTGTTCCTGTCTCATATCAGTATAGGCACCTTTATATGATCCTCTTATTGCCTCAAACTTAGCAGCAACATTAGTTAAGGCTGTAAGATTGCCATCTCTACCATGTTCAATCTCAGTAGTCTCCATATACTTCGCTAATCTATCCAACATGGATTTAATCCCCACGTATGCCCTATACGTAGGTGTTTCATACAGTTGTCTGCATCTTTTCAGGCCATTTACAATCAATTCATCATCCAAAGACACGTCTAACCCAACCTCCTCAACAATAATATCCTCCTTTTCATTCTCAGGCACATTAAAAAAGGGGTTCACTTCTGGGTTAGGGCAGCTCATATAGAATAAATACTCAAGTATCCCCATATGATCATCAGGATATGCCTCTATTATACTACTCAAAAAGTTTAGGGTATAACAATGCTCTGAAAGAATCACCTTTCCATTCTCTATATCAAATATTCTTACCAACATACCTTTAATTTTTTCTAAGTACCATCAGACTCCAACTTAACCAATCTAATTCACATACTTTTCTTAACTGATTAGTATTCTCTTGGTCTAAGGTATATCCTAATTTTATAAATTTATCTTTAATATACTCAGGACTTCTACAATTTACATGACCATACCCTGGTATTCCTTCTAAAGCCCATGTTAAAATTATACCCTTTTTATTATTACGGTGAAGATTCTCTATAAATGTATCTTCATATTTTTCAGGAATATGTTCCCCTACTTCAAAACTTATTATCCAACAATATTTTGCTACAATATGATCAGATTTTAGTGGTTTTGATAAATCTATAACTTTACAATCTGGATTTATTTCTGTTGTAAACGGATTACCATCATATCCATCAGCTTTTAATCCATTCTTATTAAAGTAACTAACATAATCTCCTAATCCACATCCAAAATCAGCTATCTCTCTTACCCTTTCAGATTTAAAAAATTTATATAATTCTTCTGCTAAAGCTCTATCAAAAAAATGACTTGTTTTAACATCTTTACTTTCCCATATACCACGTTCCCCAATAGAAAAAGGATATAATTCATCCTTTCTATCTTTTCTAATATTTTCAATTGGGACATCTATAAAATTATTTATATTAAGAGCATTCAGATTAAAATGTAGCAATTTATAATCACTAACATTAATTTTATGCTTAGGTATTGCAGGATCAGCTGCATGAGAACCCATACTAAAGTTTATATCTAGTATAGTAGGTCTAAACATTAGTGTTTTATCATAACCTGTACTTCTATAACCATAGGTTAATTCATTAAGTGTAGACTCTGGCTTAAGTCTTAACATTTGATAGGCTTTAAATTTAATAGCATCCCCTTTTTCTTTTTCTAGATCTTTAGATGTTATTTCTACTAACTCATCTATATCACAAACTAACACCCAATCTGCTTTCGATCCTTTCCATGCAGTATTTTTAAATTTTTGTAGATTAGGTTCTGTGTATTTTAGAAAACGTCTTACAATACAGTCTTCTTTATTAAACACTTCCCTAGTATTATCTTTAGAGTAATTATCATAAATATTAAAAATACATCCTGGAAATTTTTTCTGATAATGTTCATAAAAAAGTGTACATAAAAGACCACCATTCTTAACAACAGTGAATATTTCTACCTTCACGACTTAACAGGGTTCCTACTTAACCACTCTATAATATTTCTCACTTCATTCTTTAGATAAGGTAACTTATATATCTTAATCTCATCTACCACTGGTTCACCATTAATAGATTCATTGATAGGATAACCATATTTATTTTTGCCAGCTTCTTTGAACTTAACATGCTGTATAATAAGGTTCCCAATCTTTAACTTAGGATTATGCTTCTTTATAATATATGCATATAAACTCAATTGCAGATTATAGTGGCTTAAATTACAATCATCTAAATGACTCACAGGATTAAACATTTTTGATGTAACACCTTCCCAGTTTGTGAACCCCTCTTTCTTTATTTCTTTATTTGTCTTGTAATCAATAACGTTTACTTTCCCATTTATCACTTCAACTACATCTGCCTGACCACATAAACTAGAAGACTTAAGATATACGAAGTGTTCTGGGTACACACCGTCTAAAAGCTTTTGATTTGGTGCAATTTTAACCCCTGCTTTATCTATGATGGGCTTTATTATTGGAACTTCTTTCCCGTACCTCTCAATTGTGTTAAATTCAGTTATATCAGTCTCTCTCTGAGAGTGATACCAGTTGCCTAAACCAAGTGCTCTATTTGATTCCCCCTTCCATGCAGCCAATATATCTTTCTCAGACATATTATACCACTTAGACCTCTTATTCTTTGCAGATTTCTTAGCCTGGGCCTTAGCATTGAACGCTGGCTTGAACATACTCACAAAAGAAGTGACACTGAGCCATTTAATGTTCTCTTTATCCAGGTTGGAGTCTAAACTCTCATAGACATGTCCTTCTTCTTTAAATATTACTGTCATGATATAAGACTTTTAAGAACTTTTTTCTAAGATACTTACCAAGTTCTGCATCATTGGGATATTTTTGAATATCTTCCTTAGTAATCTCAACTATTATTTTCTTCATTCTTAATTTTTACAATCCAACTTGAATCCTCAAATACTTTTATTTCATCTTTATCAAACACTTCATTAACAGCCTTAATGACACCTGTCCAACTTTCAGAAGTAGAATCAAGATAATCATGCCCACCTAAGTATCCATTAAGTTTTACCTTATTTTTCCAACTGTTAATATCATCTTTTACATCTTTATAAATATGACTTCCATCTATATAAACAAAGTCAAAAAATCTATCTTTATATGTTTTAGCAGCATCTTTACTCCACTTACTAATCCTGACAATATTATCCCTTCTTTGTTGTACTAAATCAAATTCTGGTTGAAATATAACATCCACACAATAAACAGTTTTACAAGTTAGAGCAAACAATTCTGATGATGCACCTTCAAATGAACCTATCTCACACATAATAGTATCTTCATTTAAATACTTATCAATCAATGTTTTTAATCCAAATAATCTGTTTACCCTCATATCATCTCTAACATAATCATCAAAGTGAGTAATTCTATACCTATTTAATACTTCTTTAGGGCTTACTGGATCCACTCATACTCTTTTTTAGTTCTTCCTCCGCTTCTTCCGGCATTAAAGACCTCCATTTTCCAACCGGACACTCTCCAGACAGTGATCTTAGCTTAGATCCCAGGCTACACCCACACTCCTTACAGCAAGGTTGAGTACCTGGTGCCATACAAAAGCTCCCCCGTCTATCTAGATGTTCACACTCCTTACACTCC